TCTTCTAATTTATATTTATATTGAATAGAAGTATCAACAGCTTCTTTTAATTTATATTGTAAGGTTTCAATTTGTTGTGCTTGTTCAGAAACAACATCAATTTTTGACTCAGGAATTTCGATATAAGAAGATTCGAATAAACCTTTTAAGCCGCCAATGAATCCTTCAACAATTTCGGTTTTTAATCCAGTGTCGATAGCTAAAGCGTTTTGTTTAATGAATTGTTCAGAAACATAACCCAAATAACCATCGATGCTTTCGTCTAATGACTCAGTATATTCGCCGAATTTTTCTTCATAAATATCAGACAATTCATCGAATTTACTTTCGTAAGATTCTTCTAATTTATTGAATTTTGATTCATACATTTCTTCAATAACTTCAATTTCTGACTTAGCACGTTGAGCAACAGCATTCTCAAATGCCTCAACTAATTTACCTTTGGCTTCATCATCGAACCCTTCTAGTAAACCGTCAATAGAACCATCAGTTAATGACGCATCATTAACCATTGATTCGTATAATTTTTCTTTGATTGACATCAATTTCCCCTAATTAAATTCTTATTTTATTATTTAGCTATTTTACATTTCTAAGAAATTGTTCAAAAGATTCAACGCAAACCCGTTTAAGATCCTTTGAAGATGCAGATAAAATAGCCTGTTTAGTTTGTTCAGCATACATAGGTTGATAATGTCCGTTAATCAAAACCCATTCAGCATTTTCCATAATACCGTTAACCCAACAATCTATACCAGACGGCTCAGACACGATGTCAATAGTTCTTAAAAAGAAATCCGATTGAACTTGATTAACACCGTTAACCTGTTTCAGACTACCAATCCCACGAGTTGAAACACCTAACTTAATCCCTTCTTTTAAAAGCGCCGCCGCTATAGCTCCTTGTGGCATCGATTCTAAAATCTTAGCTTTCCCATAAACATCATTTTTACCCTCAAATCTTAAATCGGTAATTTTATGAGAAATTCTATCAGGGTTAACCGTCATAGTATCGGGATGACCCAACTCACCAGTTGAACGGTTTTCTTTAATTAAAGACTGGAAGTTATTAACTTCACGGTTCATAGTGTCCGCTTCGTAAACTCTTCCGTTTCTATTAGTTACGCCGGCTTGAGCAAAAACACCCTCAATATAATAACTTTTTTGCTTATCAGCACCTTCTAAAATGCTGTACGAAACACTTTCAGACAAATCAGTAAATAATTTCATGTTACGATCCCACCACATCAGTGTTGTCATATTCACCAAATAATGGAGTTTCAATTTTAGATAGGTAGCCATCAACTTTTCTTAATCTAAGCCAAAGTTGCGCTTCACCACCTGAAATTGTTACAACCATATTTGATGCGTTTTCTGTATCATCTGGAGGAACCATAGCACCAGAAAAATCAAAAAAGCCTGACGCACCGCAGTTAAGGGTAAACGCAGTCACTGAATTTCTTACGATTGTTATAACGCTAGTTGTGTCCCCAGTCCATTGGAGAGCAGCAACATTCACACGTCTAGGAACAGCAGCAAGTGTTTCTGTACTAACTTTAAGGTCGGTGTCTAAACTAATAGTAGCAGAACCGGCGTTACCGGCTATTTTCAAAAAGCATTCTTTTTCAGATGCTTTGATGATACTCTTAGTGACAGCCATGATTATTCTTCCGTATCAATCACTAAATTTTTAGCAATATTTTGTTTAAGGTGTTCAAGATTATCTTGAATTTTGTCTGCCATAATAGCATTAAAGGTTTCTTGGATTAAATCCACATTACCTTGCTCAATGGCTTCTAGTAACTCATTGTTCATTTTGTGTATCCTGTGTTGTTTGTTGCGTATTATCTTCAGTAGATTGGTCAGACGTTTGCTGTTCAGCATTAGCCTGCAAAGTTGAATCTTCCTTGTTTTCTTTATCTATCTGTTTAATTTCTTCTTCAGTTTGATGTAATACGTTTTTGCGTATCCAATCAACAGAGTAATATTTACCTACATATGGGTCAATTAATTGTAGAGTTTGAATTCTTCCTTGAATAATCTCATTATCTTTTAATTCAGCATAATGGTTATCTTCCGCGAACTCAAAATACAAAATTCGTTCAAGTTCTTCCCAGTCATCAGAACTGACAATACCTTTACCGATCGTTTGGATTCTTAGTAAGTCAATAAACAAAGCCGCAAATTTATGTCTTAATCGACCAATAAATTTAGCAAACTTAACTTCGTCTCTTGATATTTCAGAAGAACGCCCTATATTAAACCCAGATTCTGGAGTTAATCTTGAAGCAGGGACATTCAAAGATTTGTAAAGTTTGTTTTGGAAAAACACAACATCGTCAATTTGACCTAACGATTGTCCACCTGGAAGGGTAACAATTTCCGTCCCTTTCGAGCCATCTCTCCGAGGCATCCAGTAATCTTCAATCATTGAAGGAGATTTGCGATCCTCGCTTATTTCTCCGGTCGTTGAGTTGTATACAAGTTTATTTCTAAACCGCGCCATAGTATCTTGAACATATTGGTCAGCCTTAATTTTAGGTAAAGAACCAACATCAATATAAAACACACGGCGTTCTGGTGCGCGGGTATAACGGTAGATAATCATTGCGTCTTCAGCCATTTTAAGCTGATTGACCAATTTGACACATTTATGCAGATAACTTTTAGCCAACCCAGTATTAGAATCAATTAAACCGGAATTAACATAAATTACAGAATCTGTTGAGAGTTTGATACCTTGGTTTGTAGTAGAAGTAAACCCTTTATCGTTGTAAAGATAATAAGAATCACCATCAACGTGAACATCATTCCCTGATGCGTCTTTTACCTTTTTAACTTCTTTAATTTTACGAATTTTTCTTGGGTCGATATACCGGACTTCAACAATCCCATTTTTCAGATTATCTTTATCAAGTACAATATGGAAATACATTCTTCCATCAATGTACCATTGTCTAAAAAAATCATACCCTTTTTTATTGAAGTCAAGAATGTTTAAAATGTCATTAAATTCATCTCTAATTTTATTTTTAATCCCTTCAGAGTATTTAACCCCGTCCAGATTAATAGAAACTGGAGATTTAATGCCATCAAACGTAATTGCTTCATTCGTAATATCATCAATAGCAGATGAACAATCAGGATAATCAGCAGCAATCCTATACTGTCTGATTAACTGATTTTCGTCTTTAACAACGCCGTCTAAGTCTAAGGCTAGACCATAAGCAGAATAAGCGCTTATGATCGAGCCGTCGTCATTAGATGGAGGAACAATAGATTCAATTTTCTTTTTAGATTTATCTTCTTTTTTACCGATAGTAAATCCGAATATTCCAGCCATAATTTATATTATTCCAAAAATAAAGTTTTAATTAGTTGGTCCTGTAGATAATACTTCAGGTTTGCTACCATCTGCAAAAGTAAAGTAATCATATGTAAATGTTACTGTAAATTCTTCGATAGCATCACCACTGCCGTAATCTAACTGAATATCGCTAACACTGCTAGGATACGCATGGTGTAAAACATATGAACGTAATACAGTATCAGCGTTTCTGTCTAATTGGTTAACTGTAATATCGCTCCAATAGCCATTTAAATCTCCGCCGATAGAATCATTATTTGAAATATCATAATGCCATTCTTCGAATTTTGCGCGGTTACTGAACTCATTATCATTGATAAAAGTAGCAGTCCATTGCGCAAAAGTTTTTTCACCGGCAAAGTGTACAGTTTTTCCTCTAAAAGGAACAGGAACGTCACCAACATCAAATGATGGTAAAGAAGCCGCCTTTAACAATACGACTTTATTAGCATTAAATCCACGGTTTCCTGGAAGAATAACGCTAAATTGGTTGGCTCTTGCGCCGCCGGTTGAAAGAGCAGCTTTAAATTTGTCGATAGTTGTAGACATTTATTATACTCCAGTTGTAGTAAATGCAACTGATTGACGAGTCGCTATAAAGTTGAGAGAAATATAATTAATTGAATAATTAGGCTTAACAAAAATGTCAGCAACAAAATTATTTGTTTCAACTACATTAGGAGTATTATTAGTTGTATCGCAAACAACTTTGAAGTCGTTAATGCCACGTCTACCTTTAATATCTCTTAAGAAAGGTTCAATCAAGTTTTTAAATTGCGCTCTTGTAATATCATCATTAATAGCAAACAATTGATATTGAGCAGATTTTTCGATAGATTTTTCTAATAAAATAAATAATCTACGAACACCAATACGGTCAAATGCGCTTGGGCGATCTAATAAAGTTTTATCGCCAAACAATACAGTTCCTTGACCTTTAAAGGTAACAACTGGGTTAATGCCTTTTGGATACAAATTATCACGATCAGCCTTTGTAGGATTAACCGCTAATTTGATAACATTTTTAATTTGTCCGTTATTAAAGCCGCCGTTTGATACCCATGGTTCAGAAGTGATAGCAGCAAGACCAGCGATGTCGCCATTTAAAGCAATCCAACGACGTTTATCATTATAAGCATCATATTGATATTTAGCGCCGGTATCTAAGAAACCATAAGAAGAAGATGGTAACTCTGAACGATATTCGATTAATTTATCAATAGCACTTGAACCAGTACCTTTAATGAACTCACCAGTAATTGTATCTTCTGGAGAAATAAATACGATAACATCCTTTCTTGTTTCAGCTAAAGCCACAGCATGACCAGCAACTGTAGATGACGCTTTACCTAAAGTAATGAACGCAAAATTATATAGGTCTTTATTTGAAAGTAAATCTAAACCGATAATTTTTTCGCCGTCTGTTACTGTAGAAGCATCAGTACCACCGTCCAATTCAACATATAATGGATAGTTTAAAGATTTGAAAGACTGAGTTTTTTCAACAACATCAGCTAACTCTGTATCCCAACTAATTCCAGTGCTAGAAATAGCGCTTGGAGTATCTAACCAATAAACATATGAAGATTGTGAATTGATAACAGTTTTATAGTAGCTTGAAGAACCATCATCATATTTAGCATCAGATGCTTTAGATAAGAATGAATATTTTTCAAGAGTAGCGCCTTTAACGCCGGTGAAAGCGCCATTTTTATCGATAACTAAAATATGGATTTCATCTTTTGCAGTTAAAACGCCTTTGCTTTTTGCATAAGAAGAAGTAGCAGGAGCTGAAGTAAATTGACCGGTATAAGAACTAGAAATAGATACTTCAAAGGCTACAGCAGAAGCCGCAACTTTTCCGAAATTAACTAAGGTTAATGATGTATTAGTTTCAATAGAAGCAATAACACCAATAACGCTATGGCTTGAATCAGCTTTGTGTAAAACTTCACCAACTTTTAATGTTGATAAAAACGCAGTTCCAGTACCGGTAACTGTTTTAGAAGAAGTAGAAGAAGTGACTGTACCTGCATGAGATTGATATTGGAACGTACCAGAATCAACAACAACTACTTCGATAGAGTTGCCTAATTTACCTGGATAACGAGCAGCAAACTCACCGATATCTAAGCCGCCTTCAATATAATTTGCTTCATAATCGTCATAGTTATTGATTTTAACACGGTTATCTTTAAAGGTTTGTGTTCCCTTAGCATATTTGCTACCAGTAACCGCAACCGCGCCGTAAGCTGTTAAAGATAATGATGTATTGCTTGCGATAGAAGCAATAGTTCCAATAATAACACGAGCTGGTGTAGTTAACACATCACCAATTGCTAATATTTCTGTAAAGTTTGTACCAACACCAGTTACAGTTGCAGTTCCTGTAGTAGAAGTAATCGTACCGGTTAAGGTAGAAGCAACACCAAACGCAACGCCTTGAGCACTAACAGCAGAGCTAGCCGCTAATACTAAATGAGTATCATCAGCAATAGAAAGGATTGTACCTAAAATATCATAACCAGCTGAGCTAGCAGATAACTTAGTTACTGTATCACCAACAGCAAGTTCACTAGTAAATAATGTCCCAGTACCAGTAACAGCAGCTTGACCAGCTTGCGCAGTAATGATGCCGGTTAAATAAGGAATAGAAGTTGTTGTTGGAACAGCATTTAAAGTTAAATGTGTATTATCCGCAATAGAAGCAACTGAACCAATAACATTATAGTTTGAGTCAATTAAATTTTGACCAACTGTTAATGTTGAGAATTGTGCCCCATTAAATCCAAATACAGCAGTAGAACCAGTTGTGAAATGCGCAGTACCGGTTAAAAGTTCTTTTGGAGTTTTGACAGCAGTATATTGATCAGCAGCATCAACACGAATGTTGATTAAGTTGTTAGAGTAAGCTAAGAAATTAGCAGCTGTAAACCAACTTTGCGCGTTTGAATCTGTAGGTTTCCAGAATAATTCTTTCAAATTTAGTTCTGAAGTAACAGTAGTTGGTTGAAGAACTGGTCCCCAGTTAAACAACCCTACATGCGCAGCGGCTGTTGAATTAAGACCAGAAACTGTTGAAGTGTTGTCAATTTCATTGACTTCAATTCCTGGCGAGACTTGGTATGACATATGTACTCCTAAGAGAATTGGTTGTTAAAATTTATAAGGTATAAAAATATTTAGTAAAAATAGAACTTTACTTTTTAGACCAATGAGCCTATAATAGCCTAGTCGGGCGTGAATTGAGGTTAAGCGGCTAAAATATTATACCCCAAAATTAAATGTCCATTGGTCTTGAGTTAATGTTCCTGGAACTGTAGCCGCCGTTTGATAGTTTCCATTTACATCAGGTAGATTAGCCGTTACATGTCTAATCAATTTAGATCTTGTTATTTCACCAAATAAATTAACTTTAAGCGTAAAAGAAAATGTGTGAATTATAGATCGTCTTGTTCTAAAATCTGATTCATAATCATCTTCTACTGACACCCCGTTTAAAACTAAAGGCACATCATTGATGATATTCATATCTGGAACAGCATCAATCGTAACTGTATAATGCGGAGTAAACATTGGCAGTATTTGTTCCATCACCATTAACCCGTCTTCAACATTTTTAGTCTGAAGATAAAGGTTAATATCAATATTATATGGAACAGGTGAAAACTGTGTATTCGCTTCAGTAGGCGTAGCGCTAGATGCTATCTTTTGCATCGAATTAACCTTTCTACTTGAATCGTACGAATAATTAGTTATTTCAAACCCAAATCTAGGCATCGTAGTTAACGTATGATTCGTGAGATTTGGGTCT